GGTGAAAAGATCCCCCTGTTGAGCACGGCTAACACATGGAGTGCGCGCCAGACTTTCAACGGCGGGATCACCGGGGCGCTGACAGGGAACGCCGATACCGCAACGAAATTGAAAACAGCCAGAAACATTAATGGCGTCAGGTTCGATGGTTCGGCTGACATTAATATCAATACTCTGGTATCGCGCGGTCGCGTAACGGCCTTGGAGGCGAATGCACAGGGAACATCTGGGATTCAGCTGTATGAGGCATACAACAATGGCTACCCTTCCCCCTATGGCAATGTGCTTCACCTTAAAGGTGCCACCGCTGCTGGCGAAGGTGAGTTATTCATTGGCTGGAGTGGCACGAGCGGTGCCCATGCGCCCGTACATATCCGTTCGCGGCGAGATACTGATTCTGCCAACTGGTCTGAATGGGCGCAGGTCTATACGTCAAAAGATTCAATTCCCGGCGTCAATGCCAAAGGGGATCAGGATACCTCCGGCAATGCTGCTACGGCGACCAGATTGCAGACGGCGCGCACTATTAACGGTGTTTCGTTTGATGGTTCTAAAAATATTGAGCTAACGGCTGAAAATTTAAATCTTGAGCAAACCGTAGAACTAGCCGCTGGATCATTGCAGAAAAACCAGAATGGCGCGGATATTCCTGGAAAAGATACCTTCACTAAAAATATTGGTGCATGTCGCGCTTTTCACAGTTCTATTAGTACAGGTGCAGGGAACTGGACAACGGCACAATTGATTGAATGGCTGGGTTCTCAAGGGGCATTCAATCACCCATACTGGATGTGCAAATGTTCATGGTCGTACGGCAATAATAAAATTATAACCGATACTGGCTGTGGAACTATTCATCTTGCCGGTTGCGTTATTGAGGTTATGGGTAATAAAGGTGCCATGACCATCCGTGTAACAACACCAAGCACTTCCACCGGAGGTGGCACCACTAATGCGCAATTTACTTATATAAACCATGGTGCAGATTACGCCCCAGGCTGGCGGCGCGACTACAGCACAAAAAACCAGCAACCTGCATTTGCTTTAGGGCAGACAGGAAGCACAGTTGGAAATGACAAAGCTGTTGGATGGAACTCGATTAGCGGGGTTTATAACGCTAATATTGGTGGAGCATCTACGTTGATTCTCCATTTTTATATGGGAGCTGGTAGTTGTCCGGCTGTTCAGTTCCGCGTGAATTATAAGAACGGCGGTATTTATTATCGTTCTGCGCGTGACGGTTATGGTTTTGAAGCCGACTGGTCGGAATTTTATACTACAACACGTAAACCATCTGCGGGAGATGTTGGGGCATATACCAAAGCAGAATGTAATTCACGATTTATTACAGGTATTCGATTAGGTACAAAATCGTCTGTGCAAACATGGAATGGTCCTGGATGGAACGATAAATCTGGTTATGTTGTTACTGCCTCAATTAACTCAAATAAGGACGAACTTATTGATACAACTCAGGCAAGGCCGGTGCAGTATTGTATCAATGGTACATGGTATAACGCGGGAAGTATTTAATTATGCAGCATTTAAAAAACATCAGATCAGGTAATCCAAAAACTGTTGAACAATATGAATTGACGCGACAATTTGGTGTTGTCTGGTTGTATTCTGAAGACGGTAAAAACTGGTATGAGGAACAAAAGAACTTCCAGGATGACACTATAAAAATTGCTTACACATCAGATGGAGTTATTGTGGCTATAAATAAAGACGTATCTACAATAAATCCAGAAGGTTTAAGTGTGGTTGAGGTTGCTGACATTACTGCAAATCGCCGTGCTGACATTTCTGGTAAATGGATGTTCAAAGATGGCGTAGTGATAAAGCGAACTTATACCGAGGAAGAACAGAGGCAACAAGCTGAAAATGAAAAGCAAAGCCTATTGCAACTTGTCAGGGATAAAACCCAACTGTGGGACTCACAGCTACGGCTGGGCATCATTTCCGATGAGAATAAACAGAAATTAACCGCGTGGATGCTATATGCGCAGAAAGTAGAATCTACAGATACCTCCATCCTGCCAGTAACGTTTCCCGAACAACCAGAATGAGAAAAGGCCCGTTATCGGGCCTTATTTTTACTCAGGTTTTTGTGGCCATTCTGGCTTTGCCGTATCCACGCGGCTTACAAGAACGCTGTAGCGTTCCCATGCTTCCAGTCGGCTGTGGTCCTCATCCGTTGCCATATTCAGCCTTACTGCACGCTCTAGTAGTTGAATGACTGATTCAGCATCAGCAAGAAGTCTGGCTTTCTGATTTTCTACCTGCTGCTGTAATTCCTCTGCCGTATAAATACGTTTAATAACTGCGCCATCCTTAAACATCCAGTTACCAGAAATGTCGGCACGTCGGTTAGCAGTAATATCCGGCACTTCAACAACACTTAATCCATCCGGTCTGATAGCTGTTACATCCTTTTCCACATAGCGGATGATGTTATCTTTGTCATACGCTAATTTTATCGTGCCATCCTGGAAGTTCTTTTGTTCCTCATACCAGTTTTTACCGTCTTCTGTAAAAAACCAGATGACATCAAAATGTTTCGTCAGCTGGTATTGCTCAACTGTTTTTGGATTACCCGCTGTTATATTGATCAAATGCTGCATAAATTTAAACCTGTGCCACGTTATACCATGTTCCATTAATCTGTTTCTGAACCGGCCTGTAATATACACCTCCAATATTATCGGCAGAATTCGAGCCGGTATCCTGGACTATAATGCCAGTATAAACGCAGCCTGATGGTGCCTGATGCGTCCATGTCGAGGTGTTATTTGCTGGTTTATATGTAGATGCTCCACCAAGTCGCATGTCTCTTACATAACGAGAATCAAAGTTACCGTAATCCGAGGGGTTAACACGCCCTGTAATATTTATGGTTTTATTACTTTGAATGCTGCCGGAGACAAAGCGCATAACATGGACGTTATTAGCATAAACGTCCAGATTACCGTCGCCATTTTGTTTAAAGCCCGTGTCATTATCACCCAAAACAATCGAGTTACCGCCAAGAGCACTGGATGTTCCGATACCCAGTGCACCATTCAATTGACCACCAGATAATGACAACGCCCCAACATCAGCAGCAGTCGGTTTAATGTGCGAACTGTAAATTACATATACAGTTCCATCTGTCAGGCCTGTTGGTTTATTCTCTGTATAAATTGGTGATGTATGAATCGTTACGCTGGCGTTACTGGTATAATCCCACTGAATATTAACACCTGTGGCGTAATTACCTATTTCAACATAAACATCATAGGTATCACCAGATGTATTCACCCATGCAAAATTAGTAAATCCAATCGAGGTCCGTCGCCATAATGCACCAGTAATACCCTTTGGATTTCCATTTCCGGCACGCAGAACCAGCTCAGAGATGCCTGCTTGATGCGGGGAGCCAACGTTATACCCTGCACCACCAATCAGGCTTATGTAAACCACGGAACTGGCCTGTGGCATGGTTACAGTTGCCAGCTTGAACCATCCAGCACCACCACTAAAAGACATTGTTGTGGAGTTGATCGTGCCTATAGACCGTGGGTTAAGTTCAATATCTTTAGAACCATCAAACGAGACGCCGTTGATAGTACATGCTGTCTGCAACTTGGTCGCTGTCGCTGCATTACCGGTAGTGTCTTGATTACCTTTTGTATTCACACCAGGCAAATCTATATCGGCTGAACCATCAAAGGATACACCACCTATGTTTATTGAACTTGCTAATTTCGTTGCTGTTGCTGCATTTCCTGAAAGGCTTGAAACAAACTGATGTGAGCAGTAATAACCACGTCCATTTTTAAAATCCAGAATGGTTTGAGTATTTGTACTTTCTGCTACTGGATCTGTGGCCCCCCACTTATAGGTGGCTTGACCAACGGTATAGTCAGTAGTTGGAACAATTACGTTCAAGCCCTCCTCAGCAAATATCTTGATAGGAAATGCTCTGGCTTCAACGTAAAATACACTACACAAATCGTCATCTTTCACACTTGAAATAATCGAGTGTATAGCTCGCTCAGCAGTAGAATATATTGAGAAAAAACCAGCCGCATATGAACCGCGATCAGACCAACCGCCAGGCATAACAAACCCATTAAATTCACAATTATTCATGGCGTATCCGCCAGCTGAGGAATAAGTAGTTATCACAACTCGTGAGGCTAATTCACCGGTACTGCCTCCAGATCGGCGAAAGACTATAGGATACCACTTACCGCTTACTGCATTTGCAGGCGCTGAAAAAGTGTATTTTCGCATCCCTTTTTTATTGTCTATTTCGCTTTTGCTGTAAACGTCCAGATCTTTAGGAGTCAACGTAATGTCAGCCGAACCATCGAACCTGACGCCATTAATGTTTATGGCTGTTTTTAATTTCGTCGCGGTGTCGGCGTTCCCTGTCAGCGCCCCGGTGATCCCGCCGTTGAAAGTCTGGCGCGCACTCCATGTGTTAGCCGTGCTCAACAGGGGGATCTTTTCACCACTGGTACCGAGTTCTCTTAAACCAAGGTTTAGGATTGAAAGGATGACGCCGGAAACTTCTTATAAAGCGTGGAAACAGCCACATCATAGATGATTGCAACCTGCTTACGGGGGATGCCATTCTCCAGCAATCGCCGCATTTGCTGCCATGTTTCTTCTTGGTATTTAGGTCGACGCCCACCTATACGACCTTCTGCGCGAGCTGCATCAAGTCCAGCGCGTGTACGTTCAACGATAAGCTCACGTTCCATTTCTGCCAGCGCCCCCATTACGTGAAAGAAAAAGCGCCCCATTGGTGTACTGGTGTCGATGGAGTCAGTGAGACTCCGGAAGTTAATGCCTCTGTCACGCAGCTCTTCCACCAGCACAACTAAGTGACGCATGCTGCGCCCAAGACGGTCTAACTTCCATACGACCAGGGTATCACCTCTGGAAAGCATACGGAGTACCTTTTTTAACCCAGGGCGCTCAGCCTTTTTGCCGCTCGCCTTGTCCTCAAAAATTAGCTCACATCCTGCGCTTTCAAGAGCGTTTCGTTGTAAAGCAGTGTTTTGTTCATTTGTTGATACGCGTACATAGCCTATTAGCATATTTTCTGCTCACTATCGTTATTTATAGCAAGCTGCGGATTTTAATTAACAAAAACCAGTATGTGTGGAAATCACAAAGTACATACCGTTTCCCAATGATATTTAATTCACTATTAAGGAAATAGTTATGTGTGATTTCACAATAATGCTCCTCTCCATCCTTGGCGGGGTGCATTCGTTTCTGAATGGGGTTCGTGAAAAACGTTACGAAGCGTCATGCAGGCAATTGATGGCCGAGTGTATTGCTGCCGTACTTGCAGGCTTTATAGGCATGTATTTCGCGGAATATAAGGGTATGGATGAAAGTCTTCAGAATTGCGTGACTATTATTTGCAGCATCAATAACAGGCTCATTCTTGAAAAGTTACAAAGGATTATCGATTCGTACCTCAATAGAAATGCCTCTTAAGCAACAAATGACCGGTTGAGAAGTTACTTTGCATACCATTACCTCCTGACAACGTAGGAGGGAACTTGTGCTTGACACACAGGAATTAGCTCCAGTTGCTATTGCGCTCCTGCTTTCAGTAATTGGTGGGATAGGCACGTTCCTGATGGATGTCCGAGACGGTCGCCAGTCTGGCAATTTGTTGGGATTGGTTACGGAGATCTTTGTTGCAGTGACAGCTGGCGCGGTGGCGTACCTATTGGGGCAACACGAGGGCTGGGAGTTATCAATTACGTACTTAATGGTAACGATAGCCAGCAATAACGGTCATGAGGTGATTTCAGGGATGAAACGAGTGAATATCGATAGCATTCTGAATGTTCTTACAAGTTTGGTGAAAAAGGGAGGCGGGAAATGATTGGCTGGGGTGTATGCGTTCTTGCGTTAGCCTTAGCCGATCGCTATTTGCTAAAACGCAAGGACATCACACATTTAGAACTTGGTGATGTGGAAATTAAACCGGGTTTCATCCGGGTGCCGTTCAAATACCGGTCTAAATTCCCGTTTTTGCGCGGCGCAACGGTCAGATATTGGATCCGCGATGTTCAGAAGCCGACGACAGTGATTGAAGGCGAACAACGTTGTTTGACGTCGGCTGAACAGGGCGAAAACAGTGAATGGTTGTACATACCCACTGAATATATGGGTAAAGGAGAGCGACTGTGGCATTTCAACGTCATGGTTACGCATGGCGACTCGTTCATTAACCCGTTGTATCGGATTTTCCCTGTTACTCAGCAAATCCGCAGAAGTTACGTAATAAATCTCGCACAGGATGTGTCAGATGACGAAAAATAAGTATGCAACGGTCGATTTTGACCAGGTTAATGAAAAGGGGCTGAAATCCCTTATCGCGGCGATCAATAAAACCGGTGTTACGGTAATTGAGGTTGACTCCAGCAACCGCGCAACAACGAAAGATGGCGTTAAAGTTAAAACCGCAAAGCTGGTTCTTAACGACGGACAAATTCTTGCCATACAGGTAAACGATACTGGCGATATATCGTCTGTGAAGCTGAATGGAAAAGCTATTCCTAACGCTCAGTCGCCGGATATCAAGACGCTTGGTACCGTCATGGGGCAAGCGGCCCGCAAAAACTCCGCAAAATTCCAGAAATCACTGATCGCCAAAGCGAAACGTGTTGCCAATCCGGTAGACAAGAAACCGGCAGTAAAATCCAACTTTCAGCGCCTGCAAGAGGCAAAACAGCGGAATGCTCAGGTGGTTGCCGCTTATAAATCAGCGCAGAACTCGGTGTCTTTCACTCAACAGCAGATCACTGATTTGCGGGCGAAGCTGGATAAGGAGACAGGCCGACTCAATAACGAAAAGGCCCGAAATGGCGAACTCAAACGCCGTCTTAAGCAACTGAAAGCAGGAAATTAACATGGAACAGTTCAATATCAATAAAGGGGTGACGATCAAACCTGGGCTTGACGTGCTTCCCCCGCCAGTGACTGATGATGAATATCGCGCATTAATGGCCGGTGAGGACCGCTATCTGATGACGGAATCCAACACCCTGGAGGAAATCGAGGCTACGTTCTTCTATGACACGCCGATCCACTGGTGTGCTACGGATTTACTGGAGGCGATTAGTTCTACTCGTTTGCAGTTACACCGGACCATGCAGGCATTTGTCCGGTCATTGAACCAGAAGCTGAATGGTACCGGAATCTCTGCGGGGAGTGATAAAACGGGGGATGTGGCCCAGAGCGGCGCGCGCGCGATCGGCGGCGCTGAAATTGGCCGGGCACGTAACGTTAACGGGCTGCCAGTCCTGCCAGCCATTATTCCGCTCAGTGATGGTCAGACTATCAGCATTCTGTTTCATAGCCCGACAGCGGAAAACCGGATCACCAATAGCGATACGCTGGTTGCTTTCCAGTTCTTACTGAATAAAAAAGACGTTACTCACACCGTTGCTCCGATGAGTGGACGTGATATGACGCTGGCGCAGGTCACCATGAAACTTGCCAACCTTGCAGAGAAAAACTCGGCAAAATTCCAGCGTGCGCAGAAGAAGAAAAAAGCCCTTGTTGATGAAATAACCCAACTACAGGCTGACAGTGACCAGAAAGAGGATGCCATGAGCGACCTCGCGGATCAGGTGGCAGCGGTAGAAGGGCAGAAGGCAGATCTGGAGCAGAAAATTAACGCTGTTGCATCGGAAGCGGATTCTCTTTATGAAGAGAATGAGCGTTTGCAGACGGAGATTGATCAGCTCAATCGCACTGGTGGGCGCGATACCATTGCTCCTGCGGGGATGACTGGTGGGTACTCTCGCGCGCTGACGGATCGCCTTGCCAGTATCAAAAATCGTATGCATATGAACGGGGAAGTGACGCTCAGTAATGGTGCATCAATGAAGCAATTCATTGAGGACGGCGAAGGGTATATCCAGTTAACCGATTCGGATGGCAGCGTGTACATGATCAAGGCTAAATCCATACAGGGTGTGGACATGGCAGATGCGATCGGCAAGCTGTTTAAAGCCTATAAAGCGGGTAATGTATCGGAATATCTGGTCCAACCAGAAGAACATAAACCGGAAAACGTCGAACCTGAATCAGCGGAGGATACCGGTAGCTCTTTGCCTGAACCAGAAGTCTCTGTAGGTGCATATCGATATGCCCTGCAAATGCGTCCGGCGGCCCCTGGCGCAATACCTGAAGGTAACAAAGCAATTCTGCCGCGCCCTGATGAAGGTGACCCGTATTATGAATATGCACGCTACGGCATTGTTACTTACGATACCCCGCTTTCTGATCAGCAAATGAGTGAGTACGACCTGAAGTTATTGCCTCGCGAGGATTCTTTCGACTTCCTGGCGAAGACACTTACTAATGGTCCGTTTGGCAAATATGCACAAAAAGCTCTGGAGCTGGCCACCAGCTCACCAGACGAGTTCCGCGTAATGCTGAAAACTCAGTTTCAAAAAACTTTCCCCAATATTGCGTTTCCAGGGGGCGCTGGCATCGAGAAAATGGTGCAGAGCATGATCAATGCATTGCAGGCCGAAGTCGGTGAGATTACTCAACCAGAACCGGTCCCGGCACAGCCTGATGAAACGGTTAGCGAAGCAGATGCAGAGGCTAATAAAGCCATTGAATATCTCAATAGCGTGATGGATATGCAAAGCACTGACATGGCGGAGATCCGTAACGCCCGGGGTAATGTCCGGGAAGCGATTGCAGCCCTTCAGGCTGCCGGGCGTTTTGAGGAAAACGAAGAGCTGGTTAATGGCGCAGCTCGCCACCTGGCTGATCTGCTGGTAGCAATCCAGAAAGCGGGGGTAGCGGCATGACACTATCAGCGATTGAGTTAATGGACCTCAGCGATAAGTTGGATGCTCTGATGTCCAAAGCGGCTACCGCGAGTGGCATGGAGTTGCTGGATATCAGCGATGAAATTGACCAGATCATGCAACAGATGGGGTACGGCGCGTCTGGCGGCGGTAGTGGCGAAGAAAAACAACCTTCGGAACATGATGGTGTGCCAAAACTGGTTGCTGAATTCCTGGCTGATAAATTCGTCGATCAGAGCACTGATGCATTTATCGGTACGTTACAGGACTTGAGTCAATATGTTGGCACATACATCGACCTGGACCAGGTTAAACAGCACACGGCGGCATGGATAGCCGCCAACATTAAAGAGGCAGCATAAGGCGTAACAGGGATGAGCTTAAGCGATCAGGTGGTAATGGCCACCAGCATAGAAACGCTGATCGAGCTGCTAAAAAACCTGCCCGATTTCGGGCGGGTTTCGTATGTGGTGACAGCGAAGGGAGACGAGGTAAAAACAGCGTTTGATATCGTCGATGCCTCAGCTCTTTTGGTATCCAATACTCTGGACGGGAAAATTAATCCGGACTATCCCCAGGAACTTCAGCCGCGCGACCGGACCCGCGCATCCAGCCTTCTTCAGGTTAACCAGATATCCAAGGATTTGCGGCCTGCTCAGCTTACCGATTCCGGTTTATCCAGCCATGGAGCGCCGATAATTGGTGAGGACAATGCCGTTGAGTCAGGTAATGGACGGACCATGGGGATCATCAAAGCCTATCAGGACGGCAATGCGGATCGGTATCGTGAGTACCTGATTGATCATGCGACCGAATTCGGCATACGACCTGAAAAGGTTGAATCAATGACGGCTCCGGTACTGGTGCGCCGCCGGTTAACGAAGGTTGACCGTGTTCAGTTTGCCAAGGACTCAAATATTTCTGATCTCCAGGAAATGGCAGCCAGTGAAAAGGCTTTTGTTGATGCCGACAGCATAACACCGGCGATGATGGCGTTGTTTAACCCGTCAGAAAGCGGAGATCTGCTTAGCCGCAGTAATGACGCGTTTATTCGCGGATTCATGACGCAAGTTGGTGCCACACAGGCGGCTGGCCTTGTAACTGAAGATGGGCGACCAACACGGCAACTTGTTGACCGTATACAAAACGCGATCTTTGCCAAGGCATATAAGGATGCGCGCCTGGTAAGGATGGTTGCAGAAGAACCTGATCCGGATATGCGTAATGTTCTGACGGCGCTTAATGCGGCAGCCAATGATTTTGTCCAGATGCAGGCTTTATCAGGAGAAGCGCACAAGCAGGCTGTGACAACTATTGTTGATGGCATTGAGACAGCGGATAGCCTCGATAAAAAGGCGCTGGCGGCATTGAAAGATGCGGTAGACCTGGTAAGGCAATCGAAGGAGTCAGGCCAGCATATTACCGATGTTATTGCTCAGGGGGATATGTTCAGCGAAACGGCCCCGGAAGTGAAAGCACTCGCGTTGTTCATCGTCGCGAATAACCGTAGCGCGAAGCGTATGGCCACGGCCTTTAAGTTGATGGCGCAACGTATCAATGATGAGTTACAGCACCAGGGCCAGGCGCTCGGGGATATGTTTGGCGGCGGCGATGTGTCGTTACAGGATATCCTTCGCCAGGTGTCTCAGGAACTGGAATACGAAGGCATGCAAGGGATATCCGGCGGTCTTTTCGAGTCCGTTTCCGGCGGTAGTTACAACGGTGTTGCTCCGTATACCAGTTTGCTATTACATCGGGCATCCGGCATCAAAGACATTATTCATCTGATCAGGCTGCTTTCCCGCACAGATCCCCAGGATGAACAGCTTGTACAAGTGCTTGCGCATTTTGTTCGAATGCCTGTTGCCGACGTGAAAAAATGGTGCCGATTATTCGGTATCAGCAATTCGTTACTTCGCGGCTTGTTAAATCACGCATCCTCCCTTGGGCGCGATGGCTTTGACGAGATAGCGCAGGCGATAAAAAACGGAGATATGCCACCAGCTATTGACTGGTTTTCCATTCGCCCAACCAGGGTGAAAGCATTCCTTAGCGCGGCGCATTCGGCATCACCATTGGCAGAAATGGTTCAGAGGTTGTCGCTCATATTCACAGACCATACCGCGTTGGGTGATCTGACTCTGGACGAGATGAAAGAAGCCTCCATTCAGTGGGCCGATCAACAAAATGAGGTTAACTCAGACTTCTTGCCAGCATTCAGGAAGGCCGTTAGTAAAGCTGATGATGCCCGTGGAATTCTGAAGGCATTTAAGGCATTGCAAAGTCAGGTTAATAAACATGTCGGTGATATCGATGGGGTAACGGCGGAAGGCAGGGATATCCTTAAAGAGCACGGCATAACGCCAGAGTTTATTGATGAGATCAGGACTGATATGCAGCGTGAGGTCGTATCGTCCCTGCAAATTGTAGCCAGGGCGTTGGCGGATGCTAATCCGAAGAGTGCGGCCATTGTTAACCGGGTTATTGGTGATATTGAAGCATCGGAGGGCATGGGGGCGCTGAAACTCTTCCTTTCGCGAGCGTTTAATCCTAACGGCAATATTCTCCCTGGCATTATTGGTGAGGCTAAAAAGTATGTCAGTGAAGAAGAACTTGAGCAGCTTGACCAACTACTTAAGCGATTCTCATACAACCCGCAGACACGCTGGCAAATGAATCAGCGAAGTATGGGTTCGGTCCACGAGAAAGTGTTATCTGCCATGAACAGTGCGATCGCAAACTCATCCGTATCTGAAGAAAAAGCTCTTGAGTGGGCCGACTCTTTTATCACGGAAGAAGTGGAAGAAGCCCGCGCTGGACAGAATGGTGGGATAGACCTGCGCAAGGAACTTGCTGATATTTATCGCCTGACCGGCGGTAAAATTTCGACCTTATCAAAGGTGGTTCACCACAAGGGAAGGGCATATGCAAATCTTAATGGTGTTGTTGCTGTCAATTTGAACGATGAAAATGCAAGTGCACTGTGGCACGAGCTGGGTCATCATCTTGAGTACAGTAACCCTGGTTTGTTAGAGAAAGCCCGGTCATTCCTGAAGGCCAATGTTGAAGGGGATAAGCCATCTTTCGTTAATATCGGTGGGCGTGGCAAGCCTGAATGGTGCTTCAGATCTCGATTGAGTAATATTTATATGGCGAAGGTATACCCGCCAGTCTCAGTGAGTAACTCCGGGAAAATTCGGCAGAAATCACCGACCATTTCCAAAACGTCAGCAACGGAAGTATTCTCTATGGCTCTTCAGTTGTATCATGACAAAGAGGCCGCTGCCGCATCACTGATGAATGGTGACGGATTGCTGGAACTGTTATTAGGTGTGGCAAAGGAGCTAAATAATGCAGATTAAAATCGCAGCGCCATTAGGCGGAGATGCCATTATCGAATTTGATGATAATGAAGAAGTTTCCGGGCGTTTAAGCATTATCTCCGGTGACATTACCGAGGACATGATCGCTGAAGCCATAGCTGGAGCAAATCCCAATAGCTATATGGGATTCGTTAACACCCTTGATGCTCCCGCAAGTGATGTTCTCCGAACGCTGTATCTTTACGCTGGCTGGTTTGTTGATTGGCCAGCAGTAGATGGTGGCGATGAGGACGACGACGATGATTTTGGTGATCATATAGACCAGATCATATATTAAAGAAATCCCGCCAATCGGCGGGATTTTTACCTCACGAGAAGCTCTTTTCTGATGTCAGCCAACAGTGCTCGTGCAAATCTCTCGGAGGTTTTTCGACAAATGCCTCTTCAGCCACATCCTGCCAGGGGATTTGTTTAGCCCATTCAGCTATAGCGTTATGGTTTGCCGAGAATAACGGTATTGTATAGGCCTTCAGCCAGTCTAATGTGCTGGAGTTGTGTTTTTGAGCGTGATGTTTCGCATGGTGTTTGGCGATCACGATCGTAGGCACTACCCATTTACTACCGTCAGTCATTGTGAAGTGCATATTACGGGGAACAGATGACTTTTCCATCAACTCCCGAATCCCGGGAAATTTCCCCAAGATCAATCGGCGATATTCATCGCTATTGCGCCCACCAAACTCTTTGGCTTTGAATTCAAGATATGCTTCAGAAACGAGAGGCGAATCCTCTGTGTTTAGAGTTATCGCCGTGAAAAAACCAGCAGGATTGTTTTTACTATGGGCCAACCGGTGATGCGAATCATAAAAGTACCCTTTCTCGCGTTCCGATGGTTTCGACAGCAACAGCAGGCGCGAGTCATAATTGGTTAAATTGCCAGTTATCACTGCATGAGCGCGATCGCTGATTTCCGCCGAGTTAATAACGATGAAAAGATCGTGCGGTCCAGTAAAACCAGCCAGAGACACTTCGTTATTCAGACAATAGGTTATATAGACGCATCCCCATGTTTCACTGATATGCACCAACCCTTTGTCAGGGTGCATTCTGAAATGATTGCCAAGAAAAGGGTGTTTTTGGGTAACTCGCTCCCAATAACGGAACATATAGTCAATTATTGTTTTTCGACTATCGTTAATAGCAGGAGAAACAACCACTGTACGGGAACACGAATACAGTATTGTTTGCAGGATGCTAATCACTGCCACAATAGAGGTTTCCCCAATACCATGTGGTGTGGTGGCAGTGACTTTGGCTCCGGTGTTCTTTATCGCGTTAATAATTTTTGCTTGATGAGGTGTTAACTCAATATCAAGCAACTCTTTCGCTGCCAGTTCCCAATTGTCTTTATACTGTTCTATCAGTGCTAACCAGGCAGATTCATTCTGTATACGATTAATCACTTTCCACCTCTTCCGTGGTGTTTTCTCGCAGTTCTGTTAATGCAGCACGACACAGGTTCCGGGCTTTGGCTATAGCCACACTTTTTACCTCATCCGTCATTGTGCAGGTAATGTACTGATCGAGTTCTTCAGCTCGGATGATGCTTTTCCCTATCATAAACTCTATTTGCCAGAGCAGATCGGCATCCATCGCCAGTATTTCAGCCTGGCCTTCTGGGCCTGCGGGGAAGCAAACATAAGACTGTTTGCCCAGGCCGATAACTCGACAACTTGCTTCAAGAATTGCACGCTTGAGGTCTGACTTTGTAACTGAAACAGGTTGATTTTCACCTGTGATTACGCCGTTGACATGGACGTGGAAGGGCATGTAGCTTGAAATTCGCTCTACTTTCCATACGCCAGCAAGCGATCCTTCATGCAGCACGATGGGGGTAACCGCGAGTTTCATCTCACCATATAACTGCTGGCAGATAACTGGATTACTGAATACATCCAGAGGTTCACACTCAAACAGCGGCGCAATCTGCATGAGGTCCATCATGGTCATACCAGGGGTACGAGCAGTAATGAATCTGCGCATTCCAGTATCCATTGTGCGCCAGATAGCTACACCATGCTTTTTGCTCACTTCTTCAGTAAAGCCAAGGTGGCACATGATGGTTTTTTCGATAGCCAGATCAGAGATAGAAACCTTTTCGCCTGGCACTCCATCGTTATTGATGGTCACTTCGACACTCTGGCCATTACGTAGGCGGTATTGAATGGTTTTAGTATTTTGTGCTGTCATAGTCTTTTCTCTGCTTAAAAACTGATGTATTGCGCCTTCAGGTTGGTTAGGAATGTTTTCCCACCAGCGAAAGCAATATCTCGGGGTGTTCTATTCGTTAAAAGCGCGTGCCATTGCCAACTTTGGCGTTTTTGAGCGAGTTCGTGCTTTTGTCGGCGTCTGGACCACCGCTTTTCTTTCAGTCGTTTTTTACACATTCAAAACGGAATATCGTCGTCAAAGTCCATTGGAGGTTCGTTATTGGCGTTGCTCTGAGGTTTACCGCCACCACTGTATTGCTGGTGGTTTTGAGGTTGGTTTGATTGCCCCCAGCCATTTGAGGACTGTGAATCGTCACGGCGAGCGCCGATCATTTGCATGGTGCCGCCCTGGCTGACGATAATTTCCGTCGTGTAACGTTCTACACCGGCGTCATCTGTCCACTTACGGGTTTTAAGTTTCCCTTCGATGTAGACCTGAGAACCTTTTCGTAAATATTCACTCGCAATTTCAGCAAGTTTTCCGAACAAAACTACTTTATGCCATTCTGTTTGCTCTTTCTGTTGGCCCGTTTGCTTGTCGCGCCATGATTCATTCGTTGCGATGCTGAGTCTTCCGACCGCTCCGCCATTTGGTATATACCTGATCTCCGGGTCTTGCCCCAGGGTACCAATCAGGATGACTTTGTTTACACCGCGTTGTGCCACTTTTCTTACCTAATAAAATAAATTAATTAGAGCAATAATGTATATCTTTGAAACGTGGCTAACAAGTGATTTGCATTATCCTGTGCCTTCTAAAGGGATCGAGTCAGTCGGTATTGGCTGTGAATGAGTGTTTGTCCTGGAGCGTAAAAAATTCGCTTATGAGGTCTTTATGAAGGGAAAAACAGCCGCAGGAGGCGGTGCAATTTGCGCTATCGCGGTGATGATTACCATCGTGATGGGTAATGGCAATGTGCGAACCAACCAGGCGGGGCTTGAGCTGATTGGTAACGCTGAAGGTTGCCGACGTGATCCATACATGTGCCCGGCGGGGGTATGGACTGACGGGATTGGTAATACACACGGGGTAACGCCGGGTGTGCGAAAAACCGACCAGCAAATCGCCGCTGATTGGGAAAAGAATATCCTGATCGCTGAACGCTGTATTAATCAGCACTTCCGGGGCAAAGACATGCCCGATAATGCCTTCAGTGCAATGACAAGCGCGGCATTCAATATGGGATGCAATAGCTTACGGACCTACTACAGCAAAGCGCGAGGCATGCGAGTAGAAACGTCCATCCACAAGTGGGCGCAGAAAGGGGAGTGGGTGAATATGTGTAACCATCTCCCTGATTTCGTGAACAGTAACGGCGTGCCCCTGCGAGGTTTAAAGATTCGCCGTGAAAAAGAACGCCAGCTTTGCCTGACGGGGCTGGTCAATGAATAAACTCCGGCAGCTCCGCCGACTTTCGACAATGAAGTTATCGCTGGCGGCGATAGTTTTCGACTCGATTTTCATGGCGGTATATGTGCTCAATGAGACGTGGCCACTGGAACCGCTATTGTATGCTGGGCTTCGGCTGTGCCTGACATTTTTGAGCATGGCTGCAAGATTGATGCAGCAGAAAGAAACCGCTTCAGATTGTCCACGCCGCGCGGTGCGCAAATATATGGCACGCAGGCGAAGGCGATAATAGTTAACGAGAACCCCGGCATCCGCCGGGGTTATTTTTGGTGGTTATTTAAACGGATTGATTGAATTATTAAACGTGATGATGCTTGCCTCACGCGGTGCCTGGACGTTAGCCGCTTGCGGAACCTCCTTAATTTTCTTGGTGACAGGCAGGTTGCGTGCGCCAACTTTGATCAGAGATTCGAAAAGTGTGGCAACGATTTTTGCATCACCAGGTTCTTTGAGGCGGAATGCGTCTTTTTGGGCGGCGGAGACGAAGATCGGGAGGTTATCCAGTTCGTCTTGCATTGCTGCCAGCACATCGTCGCGGATACCCGCTGTTTTCTCCAGCAAAGCGATTCGCGCTTCAGCATCTGCGATCTTGGCCATTGCTTCGAGGTGGCGGCCCTGGCTTTCGAGTAGTGCGGTTTCCAGTTCTGCCGTACGCTCTGTCGCCTCCACCATCATTTCCAGTTCAGCCATTTTGCCGTAATGGGATATAACTGCCTGCACTGACTCGTCGGAGTACCCATGCGCCGCCAGGGACTCTGCCAGTAGAGATTTAGAATCCGCGCTTTCAAACATTCCGGCGCTGGCAGGATGATCCAGACTGATATAGTTCGGCGTTGTCACATAATCCACACCATGGAAGCTGGTGGTTACAGCGATTTTCCCGGACTCACGCCCGCCAGTGGCCCAGCTCCAGCCACCAGCTCGGCTTTCGATCATCGCGGCGACAATTTTACCCGGCTCTGTGTTAAGAATTTCCTGTGTATGGGTAACGATTCCGTTGTCGTCAACAGATATAGCCACTGTGCGGCACGCTGGAACATTGTCGATTACGACCGGGCGACCTTCCACCATGATCACGCTGGTTTCTGGTACTTCCAGTTTGCCAGTCAGCTGTCGGCGACCGTGACCGTAATAGCCGAAAAGCTCTCCAAGGCGTAAACCTTCCTGAGTTTCCTTGCTTTCAAGCATGGTCTTGACCGCGCTTAATACATACTGTCGCCCGTTCTGGCGACCTTTTCGAGCATTGCTATAGAGACAAAAGCGGTCAGTGACCGTTTTCAAAACATCAGTCATTATCGTTTCCCTCTTTAAAGACCGATTCAAGGATTTGCGCCAGTTCCTGTGGCGGTGTTTTGATGATGGAATCCATCAGGTGATCGTCGTCCTCGCTTTTCGCTTTCAGTTCGTTCACCAGTGCTTCAGAGATTTTTTCGTCAATCTCCAGCACATCGCTAAACAGGTAACGTTTGAATGCATCTGAATTGGCGAGGACGCTGTTATTGCTGACGGCATCGAGGATTTGCGTAACGATGGTGGCGTAGTTCGCCTGCGAGTCGCGGTTATCGTTGTGCTCTTGTTGCAGAGCGGTATTAACGGAGTGGAATTCGATTTTGTACGGGCGATCACCTTCCGGGTATACCTTGCCGTACTTGAAAGCAAGATGAATATCGATAGCCCGCTGAATGAACTCTTCTACGCCCTGCTGGATCCATGAGGCGCGCATGGCGGCCTGAATTGCCGTGCGCAGGAATCCACCTTCACCAAGCCCGCCGGACATTTGATCTGCCCACCCCAGGAGGGTGTAATCGAGGCCAAGTGCTGCCGCCAGCTGGCGCATATAGGTGAGAATGTCTTCAATGCCGTTGATGTCAGCCTGGATGGTCTGAGTATCAATAGTCATCTGTCCCTTGCCGTCGCCCATAATAGGCAGCAAGGTATTGGTCACCGTAGGCATGTTATTCGCGCCGCGTGCGCGCTTTTCCATCAGGTCAGCTGCTCGTTTAAGCGTCTGAGTAATGGTGCGCGAATAATCGGCTGCTTTTACCGGATCCAGACTATTCATCGCCAGACCGATGATTCGGTCAATTTTCGACGCATTAAAACGCGTTGCCTTCAGCGAGCGGATCGCCGAACGCAGATTCATGTACGGCTCGTAGGCGTATTCGAGCAAGCTGGTCCCGTAATTCTGGGTTTCAATCGGCGTGCGCTCTTCCGGATCATCCAGCAGGCTGTAAGCCTTATGGCCAGTGTGCACAGGCATAAGGTTTGACTTAGGCCGCCAGTAGGGGATTTTCATAGGGATAATGGTCCACGGATCGGCGAAAACCATTTTCCCTGACGCGTCCTTCAGATAATCGCCGCTAAATCCCGCCAGGTTGCCGCTGACCTCGAACTCCTTGATGAAGCTCGGAAGGGTGTAATAGGAGCACTCAAAAGACGTGATCCCTATTCCTTCTTTGGCGTATGGCCTGACATAAGCCACCCCAAATACAGACATGATAAATGCCCACCCTGCGACCTCTTTGTTGATGGTTCGCCCGATGTCGTTCATCAGCTCGTCACACAACGCCTGCGCGGCGTCATAGTCACTATCGTTTCCGTTGTGTACCGGCACGATAGAGAAGGTTTGTCCGGTCTTCTTATCGAAAGAGAGTGCGTGCGTAATATGGATGTTCAGCGCGGTGGCGATCGTGCTGTAAACCGCCATCTCTTCGAGTAGCGGATAGCGTTGCAAGCGATCTTCCGGCAGTTGAACTTCATCAAAGATAAAGCGACTTCCGTCCACCAGCCCATCGCCAGCCATGCCACTATCGCCCGGTTGGCCGCCTAAGAAGCCGGACAGTTGTACCGGTGCCCCTGCGCGAGAAAACAAATACCCACTTCCGCCGTGCACAGCCAGCGCGGACAGGAGGATGTTGTCCCGTTCTCCGTTGTCTTTAAAAACCCCCGCCAGCGCCTTCCTGACCGAGGATAGCGTGATTTTATTGTCTGCCAAGATTGCACCTTAATTAGAATAATTCACATCGTGTTTGAACGGAATTTAACACTAGTCACTTGTTAAGGATTACCAATGAACAAGCTATCTATGGGGGTATTTCGCTGTTCAAGTGTCAGCGAAATATTGAAATATATTAGGGCAATAACATCTCACCGAGCGCCGATTAAATACGGCGTGGAAAAGGTGGAAGGCAAAAGCTATGACCGACTGCGCCGGGAGGCGAATCAGAAGGCGATAGATTTGCTTAATTCGCTGGTGGACGGCGCGACACTGACAGATGAACAGCGCCAGATCCTGGCTGGGTACACCGGTGAAGGCGGCATTGGCGGGTCCGTCTCCGAATATTACACACCAAAGCCGATCGCTGAAGGTGTCTGGGAGATCATGAAGCTCTACGGCGCGGACGTAGGTAACACTCTGGAACCATCGGCGGGAACCGGCGTTTTTAATGAGACAAAACCGGTTGGTACGGTGATGACCGCGACTGAGATCAGCAGTGTTTCCGGTCGTATAAACCAGTTGTTACACCCGGAAGACAGCGTACAGATTTCCCCGTTCGAACAGCTGGCTATAAGCACGCCTAACGATTCATTCGACCATGTTGTGGGTAACGTTCCGTTCGGCGGTCGTGATAACACACGCAACATCGATAAGCCTTACGCAGAAGAAACGGACATGGGTTCTTACTTCATGCTCCGCATGCTGGACAAGATAAAGCCAGGCGGATTCATGTGCGTGATTGTGCCGCCGTCCATTGTTTCAGGTTCAAACATGAAGCGGTTACGCCTGCGCTTATCCCGTAAAGCTGAATTTCTTGGCGCTCACCGCTTGCCTACCGGTACTTTTGACGCAAACGGGACCAGTACAGTCGTTGATGTGGTGCTGATGCGCAAACATCCGGCAGAGATGGCTGAGAAAATCCCCCTGGTGGATGAAAGCACTCTTGAATCGGCAAATGTGCTTTGGCCAACGTTTATTTCTGGCAAGTGGTTTGAAAAGGATGGCCGCCGGTTTGTTCATGGTACCCAGGAAAAGGGCTTCCAGGGGCGTATTGGGGGTTTGGGGAGCAATGGAACCAAAAACCAACGTAAGAGTCTACCATCGCCGTTCAGTCCCTTCTTCCCATGCATTTGCATCAACATTGCAATTACATAAAT